TTTACGAGAAGCCTTTATAAAGGTTAATACCAATTTCAATGCTGTTTATAATAGCGGACAGTATAAATCTTACATATCTGATACTCAGGATTTTCCCGGATACTCATGGGATGGTGATACTAACACAGGTATGTACCATGCGGGTACAGGTAAAATAGGGTTTACAATTAATGGTACGCCTCATTTAATATTAGATGAAGCAGGAACTATTAAATGGTTGGATGCAGAATTATCTACAAAAGGATATGTTGATGCTAGTATTGCAGCATATACTGGAGGGATATTAAATGGAAATATCGGAGGATTACCCCTAGTAGCATCTTTACCAACAGTAGGCAATTATGAAGGTAGAGTTGCATATTATCTAGGAGATATTTGGACATATACTAGTTATCCCATAGGCAATGGTTCGGGATTAAGTGCAGATTCCACAATTGCTAGAGCCGCGGGGTCAGACTCACGATGGGTTAGATTTAGAGGTGATCAAGCATTATCCATTGGTTTGGTTAAACCAAGTAATGCTCCTGAAGGAACAACATTTTACGAAACAGGCAATGCTGCAATTTACTTGTATCTATCTGGACAATGGAGAACATTATCCAGCATAATTACATCAAGTGCACCTGCAGGTTTAGATGTTTTGGTTAGCTTGCCCGCAGTAGGAGATGCTAGTAATTATTCTGGAAGAACTGTTGTAGTCGGAACAACATCGTATATTTTTATATCAGGGCAATGGAAAAATTTAGGCAACTATATTACAGGAGCATCTTCAAATACGGGATCTGGTATAACATCTGGCGCAACATTGCCTGCATCTGCAAATGTTGGTGAGTTATTTAGGGTAACAGGTACTGGTTTGTACATATATGATGGTGGCTGGAAAACTATTCCCCAATATACTGCAAATACAGGCACTGCAAGTATTAGAACTCTTGCGACATTACCTGCAGATGTAACATATTATAATGCAGGCGATTTAATAATTGTTGGGGGAAGAACTTATATATTAAATGAAACAAAAACATCTTGGACATTATTTACTCCAGGTGCAGCAAATACTATAACTAATATTGTATTATCTGCAGGACAAGTAACAACAAACGTATTAGCAAATAGTTCTGTAACTGCAGTTAAGATATTGGCAAATACTATTACAGGTAGTAAATTAGAAGATAATACTATCACCTCAACAAAGATACAAGATGAGGCAGTAACTGCGACAAAAATTGCAGCAAATAGTATAACATCTGCAAAGATACAGGCGGGAGTAATTACATCAAGAGAGATTGCAAGTAATTCTATTCCAGGATCTAGATTGCAGGTTGGTTCTATTACTTCTAGAGAATTGGCCTCAGCTTCAATACCCGCAACAGCTGTAACTGCAAATACATTATCAGAAATATCTCAAAATGCCGGCAATATAGTATCAGGAATTTTTAGTTCAGCTGACGGTAAAATGGTTATAGATTTAAATAGTAAATTTATTAGAATTGAAATATGAGCACAACTGTTTTTTGGGCGGGTAATGTCGCTAACATTGCCGTAGTATCTATTTTTAATAATCCTACAAGCGAGGAAGGTAATAACAAACCATTAACTAATAGATTTAATAATTTAGCCAATATTTACCTTGATTCTAGGTTTAACTATATTAGTTTATCTTCTCAATTTAATTTTACTTATAATTATGGAAATGTTAGTGCTGGAAATTCAGGTAACTCGATTACTACGGTTGCTTATCATAATTTAGGGTATCCTCCCGCGGCAATAATGATAGATATAGATACCAGAGAAGTTTTAACTAATAGTAATTATATTCAAATAATAAACTATGATTCTTATAGAACAATATCATTATTAATTGATTCTGAAAAATTTTATATCAAAGAAAACTACAATACAATTACTTCAAATTTACCTTCAATGACAAGACGTTATAATATTTTTGCGTTTACTAATACCGCGGATTCCAATTAAATGTCTTATCTTTTAAATTTATCTCCAAACTTAGTCACACTAAGTAACGTATTTACCACACTAAAATCCCATATTGTTAAAGATAATAATCAATTAGAAACAGGAACATTTTCATTTACTAAAACATTGGTTGCGTCTGAATTAAGACTATATCAAGAAACAGAAGATGGATTGCTGTATGGATCATATAATGATTCAGCAACAAGACAATTACTAGATCCAACCGATCCTATTAACGGACCCTTTATAGAAAATTATTCTAGATTGGGAGATTTAAATTTAGATAATTTTGTAAATCTATTACTAATAGATAAACCTCCAGTTAGAGCAGGTTTTTATAATTTTGAAATACAAGGATTAACCTTTACAGGAATAATTAGACAACTAACAAAATATACTCACTATGATTGGGAAAAGAATGCGGGCAAGTATTCATATGTGCAAAAAGGTGATTTAGGGTATGCCATAGAAATTAGTAAAAATTTATTATATACTGCAGAATCTTTTATTTCCCCGTTAGTAGGATTAGACGGAAAAAATCCAACTGTATATGTTTATACTCCTACTGATTTAAATTTGGCTTTACGAAATTTAAATGGAAGTGAAAAAATAACATCAAGTACTGCTGTTAGTAATCCAAGCTCATACGTTCAAAGTATTCCTGGGGCAAATACTAAAGTAACAGGAACATTGCCGATTACAATTTTTTATATTACTCCTGAAGAAGCACTACGGTACATTGCAAGTTATACAGATCTTATCGTTGCATTTGGTAAAGATTATAAAAAAGGACAAGATCACTATGCAAGATCTGGGGCGTTAGAAGGAAGAACAATTACTTTTGATCCTGTGGCGTATTTAAATAAGTATTCCGATTTAAAAACACAATATGGTTATGATACCTATAATGCAACTATACAATATATAACCACAGGTTATTACGAAGGCAGAACAATAGATAATGCAAGTAATTTTAATCCTTTATCCGGAGGATTGTATAATATTGCAGCGCAATCAATATTAGCCTCGGGTACTTTCATATGGCAAAATGGTCCAACCATTAAAACGTCGGGTAAAGATTTTACTTATAATTATAATAGTACAACATATAATAGCGGAACTATAATAGATTTTACTAGTAATGTACATTATTTAAGGATAATTTAATATGGGAATATCTTTAAATAAAAATAATGCTTTTACAATAACAGATAATTTAGGTAGTACTAAATTTTCGTTAAATAGTAAAATGCCTCACATCCTACACGAGGTTACAGGTAATGTGGCTATCCCTGGATTATCTTTATCCATAGGCCAACAAACATTAACAAGAGTAGATACTTTAGTAACATTAGCAAATACTTATATCTCTACAGATAATTCTAATAATTTTATTTTTCCATTAATAAAAATTACTGGGGGAGTTGCTGATACTGGAGGTAAAGTTCTTCCTGCTCTAGGGTCTACTGTGTTAAGAACTATAAAAGATCAGACAACAAATACTGTGTTAGGTACATCAGTATTAGATTGTATACAGGATCAAGGTAGTTTAAAACTTATATGCACTAATAATTTTGACAGAGGAATCTCAGGATTTGCAATAGGGGATGACGGAATTACAATATCCTATCGAGTTTATTACGGAAGATTTAACTAATAAATACTACAATGGCAACGAATAAAAATATAAACATAGACCAACGAGCATCTTTTATCGATTATGCTCAATATTTAGATATCTCAAAAACACCAATATCTTTAGTTGGGTATAATGTAAAAGCTCAATTAAGAAAATCTTACTATTCATCTAACTCCGTTTCTTTTACAACAGTATTGGTCAACGCATCAAATGGAAATATTTCTATATCTTTAACTGCATCTCAAACTGCAAATCTTGACGGAAGATATGTTTATGATATAACCGCAAATACTGCAAATACTACGATAAGAATACAAGAAGGTATTGCAACAGTTAATCCAGGAGTAACCCGATAATGGCAACCGTAACAACTAGAGAACAACTAAAAGATTATTGTCTTCGACGATTAGGTGCACCCGTTATTGAAATAAATGTTGAAGAAAATCAAATTGAAGATCGCATAGATGATGCGTTTCAATTTTATAGAGAATATCATTATGATGCTGTAGAAATGGTTTATCTAAAACATCAGTTTACAACCGACGATATTAATAACCAGTACATATCTGTTCCGGATACAGTAGTCGGTGTAAATAGAGTACTACCCTTTAGTAATAAGTCAGATGGTACTAATATATTTAGTATTCGATATCAAATATTAGTAAATGATCTTTATAGTTTAATGTCTACTAACATTATTTACTATTATCAGGTTAAATCAGAATTAGAATTAATTAATCAAATTTTAGTGGGTATCAAACCTATAAGATTTAATAGACATATGAATCGTCTATATATAGATATGGATTGGGGAGCAGATGCTACCGTAGGGGATTTTATTATTGTAGAATGTTATCGTATATTGGATCCAGAGACATATAGAGACGTATATAACGATATGTTCCTTAAGAGATATTGTACTGCATTGATTAAACGTCAATGGGGTGAGAACTTGAAGAAGTTTAACGGAGTACAACTCCCCGGCGGAGTATCAATCAATGCGGATCAGATTTATCAAGATGCATTAACTGAAATAACACAGATTGAATCTGAAATGCAATCTAGATTCGAATTACCTGTAGATTTCTTTACAGGATAAACTTTAAGTATTTTATTAACAGGGTACATAGCAAATGATAACACCTTGTCAATAGAAAGTCAATACAATTATGGCAACCGTTAACCCTTATTTTCAATCTGGTGGTACGATAGGTAGGTCTTCTGAACAAAGTTTGTACGAAGACTTAATGATCGAATCCATGAAGATTTATGGTTTTGAAGTCTATTACTTGCCGCGTAAGTCTAACAGTTTGGATTCTATTTTATCAGAAGATTATTTGAACACGTTTGATTATGCCTATCCTATTGAAATGTATTTGGAAAATACTATGGGGTTTGAGGGCGACGGCGAATTGATGTCTAAGTTTGGTTTAGAAATTCGAGACACTGGTACTTTTATAGTTTCAAGAAAGAGATGGACAGATGTAATTGGTTCTCAGAATGTAACTATTCTTCCCCGTCCAGCAGAAGGCGATATAATATTTTTTCCGAAATCTAAATCGTTTTTTGAAATACGCAAGGTTGAGGGCAAAGAACCTTTTTATCAGGTTGGCAAATTATACGTCTTTAAAATGATGTGTGAATTATATCAATTTTCCAATGAAAGATTCAATACGGGTGTTTATGAAATTGATAGTTTAACAGCGGAGGCTACTCTGGATGTTGAAGATCATCAATTATTGTTAGAAACCGGGGATGCTTTATTATTTGAAGTAAATGCGTTGACTCCGATTATACTAGAAAATTATAGTTTATCTGCAGATGGCCATGTTCAAATTGGCGCTCAGAACGAAGCATTTACTGATGAAGGAAAAGATGTGCTAGATTTTTCTGAAAGAAATCCGTTTGGTGAGGTATTCCAATAATGTTAGATCAAAGATTTTACTGGGGTACCATACGCAAGTCAATTGTTGCTTTTGGTAATATGTTTAATAACATTACCATTGAACGCAAAGATGCTGACGGAAATGTAGTACAACTACAACGAGTGCCTCTCGCGTATTCTCCGCAACAAAAATTCTTGGCTAAAATTAAACAACAGCCCAATGTGGATAATACTAATTTCCAAGTCATTCTTCCTAGAATGGGATTTGAAATGGTTTCGCTTGATTATGATCCTAACAGAAAAATTAGTCCAATGCAACAAAGTAGAACCATTAATAGTTCTACATCCGCTTCTGCTCAGTATGCGCCCACTCCATATAACATAAATGTATTACTTTATATTTATGCTAAAAATCAGGATGACGGTTTACAAATTATAGAACAAATATTGCCCTACTTTAATCCAGATTATAACTTAACAATCCATGCTATTCCTCAATTAAATATTAATAATGATCTTCCCATAATATTAAATTCTATAGGATTTGCCGATGATTATGAGGGCGATATGACAACTCGCCGAGCAATTATGTGGACATTGAGTTTTATTATGAAATTAAACTTTTATGGACCCGTTAATAAACAGGGCATTATTAATAAGGTTACAACTAATACGTTCAGAGATGCTGCACTAAGTTCTCAGCAGTCTAGAATAATTGTAAAAGGAACCGGCGATTTGGCAAATACTATTCCTGCTGGCAATGTAACATATCTTAATACCTTTGAAGATTTTTAAATGAAAAATATTGAACAACTAAATAATCTATTTAATTTAGATCCCATGACAGACAAATCTATGGAACTAACTACTATTCCGGAAGCAATGAATTCCAACAAGGAAATAGATCAAGAAGATGATTATCAATTGGCAAGACAGACTATGAGAAAACTTCTAATGAAGGGTGAAACCACATTGGATGATCTTATTGAATTATCTAAAAATTCTGAGCATCCTAGGACATATGAGGTTGCAGGGCAATTTATGAAGACTATGTCCGATGTATCGAAAGATCTTTTAAATTTACAGAAACAAGTTAAAGAATTAAAAGCAGACGATATGCAACAAAAAATTGGTACTCAGAATAATGTGGTGTTTGCGGGATCAACTGCAGAACTATTTAAAGCATTGAAACAACATAAAGATAATGGTAATATAATTGAGCAATAAACCTATATCGTATAACGGTAATCCCAATTTAAAACAAATTGGTACTACAATATCGTATACCAAAGAACAAGTTACGGAAATTATTAAGTGTTCCCAGGATCCAATTTACTTTATTGAAAATTATTGTCAGATAGTTTCATTGGATAGAGGACTAATTCCATTCAAATTATACGATTGCCAAAAAGAAAAAGTACATACGATTCTAAATAATCGTAAGGTGATTCTAATGGAAGGTCGCCAACAGGGCAAAACTATTACAGCTGCAGCATGTATCCTATGGTATACATTATTTCAAGAAAATAAGACAGTTGCTATTCTTGCCAATAAATCATCGGCCGCCCGGGAGGTTCTATCTCGATATGAATTGATGTATGAGATGCTTCCAATATGGATGCAACAGGGTGTTAAGACATTTAACAAGGGTGATATTGAACTTGAAAACGGATCCAAAGTATTTACAGCAGCAACGAGTACATCGGGTATTCGAGGTAAATCTGTAAATTGGTTATATATTGATGAGGCAGCAATTATTCCAAATAATGTCGCGGAGGAATTCTTTACATCTGTTTATCCGACAATTTCTGCGGGTACTACAACAAAGATTCTTCTCACATCCACCCCGCTAGGTTATAACCACTTCTGGAAATTTTGGAATGAAGCGGAACAGGGATTGAATGGTTTTGTTCCAATGTTTATTCCATATAATAGAATTCCTGGTAGGGATGAAAAGTGGGCTGCAGAACAAAAGGCAATGCTGGGCGAACTTAAGTTCAATCAAGAGGTATTATGTAATTTCTTAGGATCTTCTAACACACTAATCAACCCAGATACTATTGGAAAAATGTCCGTTAAGCCTTATGTATATACTAAAGATGGATTAGATATTTTTGTAGAGCCTGAAGAAGACCACATATACATGTTAGTTGCAGATACTTCTAGGGGCGTCGGTGGAGATTACTCAGCGTTTACTGTTCTTGATATTACTGCGTATCCATATTCCGTTGTCGCAAAGTACAGAAACAACAAAATCAGCCCCCTTCTTTTTCCAAATATAATATATAAAGTGGCGAAAGATTATAACAAGGCTTATTGTTTAATAGAAATCAACGATAACGGGCAGCAGGTTGCGGATTCGCTATATATGGATTTGGAATACGAAAACGTATTCTTTGTAGGAAGTAATAGTAAGAGCGGACAATATCTTTCTGGGGGGTTCTCTTCGGGTGCAACTCTAGGTGTTAGGACTACCAAACAGGTAAAACGCCTAGGATGTACTTCTTTTAAGAGTTTGGTGGAAAGTACCAAACTGCTAATTCACGACCCCGATATAATTAATGAAATATCTACATTCATAGAAGTTAGGGGAACCCATAAAGCGGATGAAGGATATCAGGACGATTTGGTAATGTGTCTGGTACTATTTGCATGGGCAACAAATGAACTATTCTTTAAAGACTTAACCGACACCAATCTCAGAAAAGCCTTATATGAGGAACAATTCAAACAAATTGAAGAAAATCTGACTCCATTTGGTATTATAGAAAATGGTATACCTGACGAAGAAAAACCTCAAATCATGACAGACGCAATTTGGTTTAATGCAGCATCAAAATCTCCACAAGAAATTGAAGAAGCTCAAAGAAGATTCCTTGAAAATGTCTAAAAGACAGTACTTATAAATAAATAGAAATCATAATATAGACAAATATCTATAAAATTATCAAGGAGAAGACGATGGCATTTCAGCTTTCACCTGGCGTTGTAGTAACGGAACAGGACCGAACAACAGTTGTCCCAACAGTTGCAACCACATCTGGAGGGTTCGCAGGCGCATTCCAATGGGGTCCTGTAGAAGAAGTAACAACTGTAGATTCAGAAACCAATTTAGTTAATGCGTTTGGTAAACCAAACGATACTACTGCAGGATACTTCTTTACTGCTGCAAATTTCTTATCGTATGGTAATAATTTAAAAGTAGTTCGTGTAGTGGATAAGGGTGTTGCGAGAAACGCGGTTACTAGACCCACCGGTATAGTAACCGGTGTTAACATTCCTGCAAATAATACAACCGACCAAATATATTTTACCTCTACCGCAAATTTAACTGTCGACATTGATTCGGGCCAATTTGTTGTTATTGAAGCGGCAGGCACTCCAGTTTTAAATACTAGTAATGGTAAGGTAACAAGTTTGACAGTATCCAGTACTGGTTTTGGATATAATACTGCACCTACTGTTACCATAATAGGAGGTTCTCCTACAAGTACTGCAACCGCAACTGCGACACTATCAAGCGGGCAACTATCTAATATATTTGTATTAAATGGAGGTAATAATTATACTACTTCATCAAATATTATAATAGAAAATCAATTTTCAACATCTGCACGAGCAAATCTAGTAGTAAGATTTAAAATGAGAGACGCCAATATTTCTGTTATTGGATCTAATTATGATGCTAATGCAAATATTGTATTCTCTGGTAATATTGTCGCTACCGGCGTACATGCCACAGCAAATTTGGTTATTACCAATGGCAACATTACCGGTGTAACAATAGTAACTCAGGGCAATGGTTATATAGGTGCACCGAACGTAACAATTAATAGAAACAGCGCAAACGTTGGGACTAATGCAACCGTGGTTGCAAACGTTGCATATGGCTACGTAGATAGTATTACTATAGACAATCCCGGTGTTGCTGGATATGCCACAATACCTTCCGTAATAATTAATAGAAATAATCTATTGGGCGGCACAAATGCTGCGGTTCAAGCTCGTATTAGTGCATTTGTTAGTACATTAACTCTAACTGCAAATGGATATGGTTATGTAGGTACACCTTCCGTACAAATTAATCCCGCGGCAGATGATTTAAATTATATTACTTCAAATGTCGCAGCAAACGCAATAGTTAAATATCCGTTACAATCTGTTACTATAACAAATCCCGGGTTAGGATATACTTCCAATGCAAATACTGTTTCTATCAGACTTAGTAATGTAATACAATTCCAAACTACAACAAATATATCTTTATCTCCTCTTGTTATAACAAATGGTGATAATTTTATTTTAAATTATTCTTCAGGTGGGTTAACATTTGGAGAATTTGCTGCAAGATATCCTGGTGCGCTAGGAAACACTATTAAAGTTTCCATGGCGGATTCTGCAACTTATAGTACATGGTTATATAAATCACAATTTAACGGTACTCCTGGTACATCTGCATATGTTAGCGAAAAATCTGGCTCCAATGATGAAGTGCATATTTTAGTTATAGATGTGGATGGATCTTGGTCAGGAACTGCAGGTACAATATTAGAAAAATATGCATATGTATCTAAAGCATCTGATGCTAAGAATAGTGATGGCTCAACCAACTATTATAAGAATGTAATTAATAATCAATCTAAATATATTTGGTCTTTAGATCATCCACTGGAAGTTACAAGCTGGGGAGCTGAAGCAAAATCAACAGCATTTGAAAGTTTAGCGGCAAATGTAACAACCACATTAACCGGCGGCGTTTCAGGGGATAGCGTTTCGACAGGAAATGTTTCAACAGGATATGCATTATTCTCAAATGACGAATTGTATGATATTGGTCTAATTCCAATGGGACCAACAACTGCAGTATCTGCTGTTAATGCTGCGATTGCTATTGCTGAATCAAGAAGAGACGCTGTAGTATTTGCTTCCCCACCTTATGTGGATATTGTTAATACCACAGGACAAGCAGACAAGATCGTCACTTATAGAAATCAATTAACATCCTCATCTTATGCAGTTCTAGATACTGGTTGGAAATATCAGTATGACCGGTATAACGACAAGTACAGATATATTCCTCTAAATGGAGACATTGCTGGTCTTGCAGTAAGAACAGATCTAGTATCCGATCCTTGGTTCTCGCCTGCAGGTTATAACAGAGGCGTAATTAAGAATTTAGTTAAATTAGCCTATTCTCCTACTAAAACAGATAGAGACACACTATACAAGAGCGGTGTTAATCCTGTAGTAACATTCCCTGGTCAAGGCACATTATTGTTTGGAGATAAGACTCTTCTAGCAAGACCAAGTGCATTCGATAGGATTAATGTTCGCAGATTGTTTATTGTTCTTGAAAAGTCTATTGCAACTGCAGCAAAATTCCAGTTATTCGAATTCAACGATCCATTTACAAGAAATCAATTTAAGAATATTGTAGAACCATTCTTAAGAGATGTACAAGGTCGCAGAGGCATAACAGAATTTAAAGTAGTTTGCGATGAAACTAATAATACTCCCGCAGTCATAGACAGAAATGAATTTACTGCAGATATTTACATTAAACCATCGAGAGCTATTAATTTTATTCAGTTAAATTTCATAGCAACAAGAAGCGGTATTTCTTTCGAAGAAGTTGGCGCTTAATAGGAGATCCAAATGGATATATCAGCATTTAAAACTAAATTAGGCGGCGGCGGTGCAAGACCGAATCAGTTTGAGGTAACTATCAGATACCCTGCATTTGGTGCAGGAGATGCTTCGCAAGCCGGTCGATTTTTAATAACTACCGCAGAATTACCTGGACAGACATTAGGAGTTACTCCGGTTTACTATAGAGGTCGTTTAATTAAACTAGCAGGCGACAAAGAATTTGCTCCTTTTAGTTGTTCTATTATTAACGACACCGACTTTACTGTCAGAAGTGCATTAGAGGGTTGGATGAACTATATTGAGGATAGAATAACTAAAGAAGGTACGCAAAACCCATCAAATTATCAATCCACTATAGACATTAGACAATTGGATCGTAATGGTTTACTATTACGACACTATACATTAAGAGATGCCTTTCCCGTAGAAATAGGACCTGTGCAATTGGATTTTGGTAGTAACGACCAAATTTCAACGTTCGGCGCATCTTTCCAGTATCAGACCTTTACAATTGCTGGCACCCCCGCAGATGCGCTTTTAACAGGATTATCGCAGTCTGGCCAAAGTGTTTAATTTTTAATGAAAGAATTTAATTATGGCAGTTAAGCTATTTGGCTTTACCTTTGGTCGCGATGATGAAGATGATCAACCGATAACAAAAAATAAACAGGGATTCGCCACACCTATATTAGATGATGGCGCATCCACTGTACAAGCAGGCGGTTATTTTGGTACGTATGTTGACTTAGATGCAACTACAAA